GGCATTGGCATTAAACACGCAACAATGCAATCTGGTATTACTTATCCTAGTTGGAGAGCATGGATGGATAAAGATGATAAGCTGCGAGATGCTTACTACAAAGCTAAAGAAGCAGGGATAGAGATGCTGATTAGTAAAGTAGATGAGAAGATAGAGAATGCTCTGGATAAAAAGAATATACCAATGGCTGAAGTTAAACTGTTAGAGATATACTCTAAGAACATTCAATGGCAGGCAGGTAAGTTAGCTCCGAAGCAATATGGTACTGAGAAACAAACTTTAAGCATTACTGATGCAGATGATAAGAAGATAGAGATTAGTTGGGCTAGTGATTAGAAATATATTTCCTGTTAATAGGAAGTATAGAGGTAAGACAATAGGAAGTACACTTCATACTAAACTAGGAAGAAACTAGATAACAAACAACTGAAAAGTATATGAATTGTTTAGTTAGTTAAGGTTTGGTATAGATAGGGATAGATAGAAAAGGTAGGGATTAAAACAAATGCTTACGAAATACACTATTTCTTTTCCTGTTCTCTTATGTAAGAAAATAATAAAAAAATAAAAGAACAATACAGGAACATTAATAAAAATAAATAATTTAGTTGAGTTCCATTTAATTTAATCAAGAAATTGCTTGGTTTATTTATTAACTGGTCAGATATTGGTCAGCTTCTAGATATTTTATTTTTTCCTAGTTTGATTTGATAAATTATTTTTGGCTGCACCCCATCGGCTCGGCTGCAAATTGCATGGGAGTCAGTTCAACACAAAACAAACCCTCTACGAACTTTAGCCAGTACCTAAAACCTTATGAAAAAAAAACCTAAAAAAAAAATATCTAAAGATCCTTTTACAGAATTAGTAAAAGCCATGAATGAAAAGACACAGCTTCCAGAGTCTAGTGGCAGAGGTCAAGTTAAGGGAAGAGATGTTGCCAGTATGAAAGATTTTTTAGAGCAGGAAAGTAAGGATGCTTGATACCTTTTCCAGAAAAAAAATATAACATTATTTATGCTGATCCAGCTTGGCATTTTAAACATTGGAATGATGATACAGTTACAAGAAAAGCACCTTATGAATTAATGTCAAAAGAAGATATTAAAAATCTTCCAATTCAAGACATAGCAGAAAAAGATTGTATTTTGTTTATTTGGGTTACTTTTCCAAAATTATTAGATGGATTAGAAACAATTAAATCATGGGGTTTTGAATATAAAACTTTAGGTTTTAACTGGGTTAAAAAAAATAAAAAAGCAGATTCTTTCTTTTGGGGTTTAGGATATTGGACAAGATCAAATAGTGAATTGTGTTTGATTGCTACAAAAGGAAAACCTAAACGAGTATCTATGGGAGTTCATCAAATTGTGTATGAGCCAATTAGAGAACATTCACGAAAACCAGATTGTGTAAGAAATCGCATAGTAGAACTATGTGGCGATCTTTCACGCATCGAACTTTTTGCAAGACAAAAAACTGATGGTTGGGATGCTTGGGGTAATGAAGTATGAAAATTGTCATACCTTATAAGCCAAGAGAACATCAAAAAGCTGTCCATAAGAATTTAAAAAGATTTAATGTCCTTGTCTGTCATAGACGATTTGGAAAAACTGTACTCTGTATTAATGAACTGCTGAAAAAAGCAATGCAGAATACATTGCCAAGACCTAGATATTATTATCTAGCTCCTACCTACTCAATGGCAAAAAGAACTGCTTGGGATTATGTAAAAGAATATACTGGTGTCTTACCAGATGTAACTTACCACGAAACTGAGCTTAGAGCAGATTTACCTAATGGTGCAAGAATACAGTTACTAGGATGTGAAAGACCAGACAGTTTAAGAGGATTATATATTGATGGTGTAGTCTTAGATGAGGTAGCTCAAATGCCTCCTAGACTATGGACTGAAGTAATTAGACCTGCTTTATCGGATAGAGAAGGTTTTATGATAGCGATTGGTACTCCTCAAGGACACAATAGTTTTCATAAACTCTATGACCATGCGTTACATCAAGAAGATTGGTATGCAGAAATATTTAAAGCAAGTGAGACAGATATTATCTCCGAGCTAGAATTAAATGAAGCAAAGGCTTTAATGCCAGATGAGATATATGAGTCTGAATTTGAATGCTCTTTTGATAGTGCAGCTATAGGCTCAATCTATGCAAAAGGATTAAATAAAGCAGAAGAAGAAAAAAGAATTACAAAAGTTCCTTATGAGACTGGTATCAAAGTCAATACATACTGGGATCTTGGAATGGCAGATAAAACTGCTATTTGGTTTGTGCAACAAAAAGGAAGTGCATTCCATATTATAGATTACTACGAGGATAGTGGAGAGAGTTTAGAATACTACACAACTGTTCTTGATGAGAAGAAATATATATACGATACGCATTACCTCCCACATGATGCAAATGTCAGAGAACTTGGAACTGGAGTATCACGAGTAGAGACTGCACAGTCTTTAGGGATGAGAACATCTATTGTTCCAAAGCTCTCTGTCGAAGATGGCATTAATGCTGTGAGAATGGTTTTATCAAGATGTTGGTTTGACCATGAAAAAACTAAACATGGACTCGATGCTCTTCGTCAATACAGATGGGCAAGTAATGATAGAGGCGAATTAAAAAATAAAACAGTTCACGATTGGACTTCTCATAGTGCAGATGCTTTTCGGTACTTTGCAGTAGGCAATAATCAGTCAAGCGACTGGGGAACAAAATTAAAATATAACAACGCAGGTATTGTGTGATTAATTTAATTAATGATGATTGTCTTAACGCATTACAATTTATAAAATCTGATTCAGTTGATTTAATTATAACATCTCCTCCTTATAATATTGGAAGATCTTATAATGAATATAACGATAACAGAAAAGATTATGTTACCTGGCTAACAACAATACTTAATGATTGTTGCAGAATACTAAAACCAAATGGTCATTTATTTTTAAATTTAGCATCAACAAAAAATAATCCTTTTGCTTGTTATAAAATAGCAGAACGATTAGATTGGAAATTACAAAATAACATTATTTGGGCAAAATCAGTTGAGATTGATGGATATGTAAGAGGATATTCAACACCAACATCAAGTAAAAGATATTTACAAAATGGTTGGGAGCATATTTTTCATTTTACTAAAGAAGGTAATACAGAAATAGATTTAGAATGGTCTGGAGTGCCTTATAATACTGATTATAATAATGCAGCTAGAAATGAAAAAAGAAGTGGCAAAAATTGGAGATCAACTACTACCTGTTGGTATTATACTTATAAAAGTAAAGCGACTAAAGAAATAAATAAACAGATAACAGGAGATAAACTACACCCTGCTATTTACCCAAATAGCTTAGTTGAAAAATGTATTAAAGTTTCTGGTTTGAAAAAAGGTATTGTTTTAGATCCTTTTATGGGAACTGGCACAACAGGTGTAATAGCAAAAGAATATAATTTAGATTTTGCAGGTATAGAAATAGATAAAGACTATTTTGTATTTGCAAAAAAATAGAATTGAAGGAATTTAATAAATTAATGGCAAAATTATCAAAATCAAAATTACTCGCATTAATCTCACAAGAGATCTCAAGCTCTCTTGGATTTTATGATAGTGATTTATCAACGCAACGCAAAGAAGCACTTAAATATTATTTAGGAGAGCCTTTAGGTAACGAGACAGAAGGCAGAAGCTCAGTTGTATCACAAGATATATTAGAGGTTGTAGAGTCAATATTGCCAAGTTTAATGCGTATGTTTACGCAATCAGACAAGATGGTAAACTTTGAGCCACAACAAGCTGAAGATGTACCTTATGCTGACCAAATTACTGACTATTGCAATTTTATATTTAATCGTGATAACAATGGTTTTGAGATTTTGCACTCCATGTTTAAGACTGCACTACTTCAGAAGAATGGTTTTTGTAAAATTTATTGGAAAACATCAAAAGATCAGAAAAAAGAACACTATGAACACTTAGACGAGACACAATATCAAGCATTACTCATTGATGAAGAGGTTGAAATTGTTGAAGTAGAAGAAATTGAAGAAGATGAAGGTCTTTTTTATAATTGTGAGGTTAAAAGAGTTAAGGAATATGGCAGATGCCAGATAGATCCTGTACCACCAGAAGAAATATTGGTGTCTCCAAGAGCAAAAAACTTAAAAGACTGTAATTTTATAGCTCACAGAGTAACAAAAACTGTTTCTGAGCTAATAGACATGGGTTTTAACAAAAAAGATGTCGAAAGTTTGCCTAGTAGTGAGCAAGATGTCTTTAATACCGAAGCAATGGTAAGAAGAAGCTATGATGATCCATCAATGGACATTGAAATCTCTAATATTGATCCTTCACAGCGAGTAGTACAAATAACTGAGTGCTATATGAAGGTTGATATGGATGGCGATGGCATTGGAGAGCTAAGAAAGATCATTGTTGGTGGTAGTGGCTATAATAATTACATTATTTTAGAAAATGAAGTCATAAACAAGATGCCTTTTGCTATGTGTGTGGCAATACCAATGCCTTTTAGGTTTTTTGGTCTATCCATGTACGATTTATTGGCTGATGTGCAAATGATGAGTACAACTATTATGCGTAATACCCTTGATAATATGTATACTCTTGGAAATGGCAGAACAATAGTTGTAGATGGTCAAGCAAACCTAGATGATTTACTTACTGCAAGAGCAGGTGGTGTTGTTCGAGTAAAATCGCCTAATGCAGTTACTCCTTTACAGACTCCAAACTTTTTAAATGATGGTTTGGCGATGTTACAAAAGATTGACCAGTTAAAAGAAAAAAGATCTGGAGTTCCAAATCAATTAATGGGTTTAAATCCAGATACAATTAATAAATCACATACCACAGCAGAATCTACAAGATCGATGATGCAAAGTTCTACACAAAGAATAGAACTTATTGCAAGATCATTTGCTGATGGAGTAAAAGATATTTTTGAAAATGTATTAGCAGTAATATGTGAATATCAAGATCAAGAAAGAATAGTAAAATTACGAGGAGAGTTTATTCCGATGAATCCTCGTCAATGGACTTCGCATTATGATTGCACAACACAAGTTGGACTAGGAACAGGAAACCAAGATCAACGATTAGAAGTATTACAACAAGTATTAAATGTGCAAGAGAAAATGATACAACAACAAGGTGGAATGGGAATGGTAACTCCACAAACAATTTACAATACGATTGAGGCTTACTTGCAAAATAGTGGTTATAAAGATGCAACGCAATTCTTTAATGATCCTTCACAGCAACCACCTCAACCACCACAACAAGAAGAGAAACAAGATCCTGCATTGCAATTAGCAGCACAACAAATAGAAATTAGTAAACAGAAGGCTATGGCAGATGCAGATTTTAAAAATAGAAAATTAGAAGCTGATAATGAATTTAAGATGCAAAAATTAAACCTCGATGAACAGAAACTTGCCACGCAAGTTGTGAAAGAGCAAAATGTATCACAATTAGAAAAAGAAAAATTAGCTTCTAAAATTCTACAACAAGGAATGAATTAATGGCAACTTTTACACCTTTTATGCAAGGCTCAGAAGCACAATCAGTAATAAGTGATTATCTTGGTGGTAAACTTAATACTAAACCTAATGTTAATAGTGCAGGTAAGTTTCGTAATCCTTTATATGATTTACGAACAGTACAAGAAGGTTTAGGCGAGTTAGATCCTAGTGCAGACTTTCCAAATCCTCAATTAGATTTTTCTGCTGAAGATGCACCAGTTGATCCATGCCCAGAAGGTTATATGTTAGTTGATGGTGTATGTCAGCCAGTAGAACAATTTGGTCAATCAGCTTATGATGAACAACGAGATGATAATAATGCAGAAGAACGACCATATTATTCTATTGATGCAATGAAAAATTTATCTGATAAAGAATTACTTGATTATTTAACAAGTGGTTATCTTGGTAATAGTCTTTTAGGTTATTTACCGAGTAAAGGCAGTCAAGTAACTTTTAAAGGCACTATGCCTAATATGTTGTCTTTAGGACTTGGTGCATTAGGTTTAAATGATTCAGCATTAAGAAAAGATTTTATTTTAAGTGAATTAATGAAACGAGGTTATTTCACAGGTAATTTTGATGATAATAAAAATCCTATTTTTGATATTGCTAATAAAAATGTAAACACAAATGTTGGTGGAATAGAAAGTGCATTACCTCAAAATGTTCAAGGACAACCAGTAACAGATGTATTTGGAGACACTTATCAGCAAGTAGTTAATCAAGATGGCAACACAGGTTATTCATTTGTATCTGGAACACCATTACCACCAGAGTCGCAACAAACTGAAGGTGGAGTAAATTATGGAACAGGCAGAGGTGGAACGAGAGATAATCAAATGACTGGTGGTGGAATTATTATAAATCCAACTGTTCAACCTCCTCAAATGACTGCTGCACAACAACAATATGAAGAAGATTACGATAAATAATGGATAAAGAAAAAGAAATACAAAGAGGACAACAGGCAAAACGAATATTAGAAGATCCTATATTTGTGGAAGCCTTACAAAAAGTTTCGCAAGAGTTAGACCAAGAATGGATTAACTCTCCGATAAGAGACACAGAAGGAAGAGAGAAAATCTACATGATGAGAAAAATGTTAGGTGTCCTTCATGTGCAACTGCAATCTGTAATGGAAACAGGCAAACTAGC